TTACACTACTATTAATGTGTATAGTCATGAATAATGTATCGTTGCTAAGAAATAATCCAAATTGACTTAAATTAAAATCAGTATCACTAACGTTGTATATTGCTCTCATTGTATATACATCTGGATCATACTTACGATCTCGATTTTCTAGGAAAAGCATATCCTGTATATTTGTTGGAGATACTTCGTCGTATCTTGGCTCAGCAGCAGTTGATGTTGCTTCAGATGGATTGCGGGGACCTAAATATTTGTGTACATTTATATCTGTACCACCGATACTAAATTGTTCATAGATAACTTTGTCTAAGAACTCGTAATCTTGTGTTTTGTTAGGTCTATATAAACTTAAACGTGGCATAGTTATATTTATGATAAATACAGTTGGAGATAATAATGGCAGATAGTAACTTAACAACAGTTAAACAACAGGTTTTTGATTACGTAAACGCTTTTCTAGGCGGCGGCATGATAGATGTAGAACTAGATCCTATACACTATGAAACTGCACTTACTAAAGCACTTACACGTTATCGTATGCGTAGCGAACATAGCGTTGAAGAATCCTATGTTGGGTTAACGTTAATCGAAGATCAAAACGAATACACTTTGCCACATGAAATTATCGAAGTTCGTCAAATCTATAGACGCAGTGTTGGCTCACGTAGCGGCGGCGGAGACGGCGGCACATTATACGAACCATTTAATTTAGCTTATACTAATGCTTACTTACTTGCTGGTTCTGGAATGGGTGGACTTGCAACTTACGAACTATTTGCACAACAGCAAGAACTTGTAGGACGTATGTTTGGTAGCTTTATAGAATTTACCTGGAATACTACAACTAAAAAATTAACAGTACTACAAAGACCACGAGCCGGCGAAGGCGAAGAAGTATTATTAGAAGTTTACATGTATCGCCCAGATGCTCAGTTACTAAACGACTATCTAGCCAAGCAGTGGATTAAAGATTATACACTTGCAGGTTGTAAGTATATGTTAGGCGAAGCTAGAGAAAAGTTTTCAACTATTGCAGGACCTCAAGGTGGTACAGCATTAAACGGTACAAGTTTAAAAGCTGAAGCACAAGCCGAAATGGAAAAACTAGAAGCAGAAGTAGGACTGTCAATGGCTGGCGGCACTGGTTACTCATTTACTATTGGTTGACAAATAACTATAAACATAGTATTATAAACTATGAAGAAAAAGTTACTTGTAATCGGCCACGGAAGACATGGCAAAGACACTGTATGTGAAATCCTGCGTGACGAATACGGATATACATTTGAAAGCAGTTCAAAGTTTTGCTCAAAGTTGTTCATCTATGATGACTTAAAGGACAAATATGGATACACTAATGAAGAAGAGTGTTATGCTGACAGGCATAGCCACAGAGCAGAATGGTATAATGCTATCTGCGATTATAATGTTCCTGATGCAGCGACTCTAGGTAGAGAAATGTTTGCTGCTTACGATATCTATTGTGGGCTACGCAACAAACGTGAATTCTTTGCAATGCAAAACACAGGTGTATTTGATTACTGTATCTGGGTTGATCGCAGCAAATACCTGATGCCCGAGTCAAAAGACAGCATGAGTCTTGAACAATGGATGGCAGACTTTACCATTGACAACAACGGTACGTTAGAAGATTTAGAATTCAATGTAGGGCAATTAATGAGTTATATACACACTTAACCCCCCTAAAAACACTATTTTTCCCCGTGATGTGCTAAATAATACTATAGCGAGATCCACGAGGAGAAAACAAAATGGCATTGGTATCACCAGGTGTAGAGGTTAAGGTAATTGACGAGAGTTTTTATACTCCGGCAGAACCCGGCACAACACCAGTAATTTTTGTGGCAACACAGGAAAACAAAACGAATCCAGGCGGCACAGGAATTGCACCTGGTACACTAAAAGCAAATGCAGGCAAAGTTTATTTGATGAGTTCACAGCGTGAACTTGCAGAAACATTTGGCGATCCTGTATTTCAGACAGATTCAAACAATAATCCAATTCACGGCAGTGAGCAAAATGAATACGGATTGCAAGCAGCATATAGTTTCTTAGGCGTAGCAAATAGGGCTTATATTGTACGTTCTGATTTAGACTTAGGTGCTGTAACAGGAAGTGCAACAGCAACTACAGGTAAACCACTAGACGGTGCTTACTGGTTTGACACAGACGATACAAAATACGGTATCTTTGAATGGAACGGCGAAGCAGTAACAGCATCTAATGGTCAAACATTTGGTAACAAAAAACCAATTGTTATTACTAATAGTTCACAAACAAGTGGAAGTACACCATACACACCAAAAGCAAGTGTAGGCGCAATTGGCGATTATGCAATTGTAGCAGTATCAACTGTAAATAGAATTTGGTACAAAAACGCAGACGGTGCATGGGTAGAAGTAGGAAGTGCAGCTTGGAAAAAATCGTGGCCATTTGCTGTAGGTTCTGCAAATCCTTCAGTAAGCGGACTAGGCGATATTACATTTAATGTTGATGGTAGCAGTGTATGGTCAGTAACAATTACAGGCACAGACCTAACTACTATTGTAGCAGATATTAACGGCAATGCAGATCTTGCAACAGCTGGCATTACTGCAAAAGCAATGAATGCAGCATTGGCGCTTATGTACGATGGATCGCAAGGCGATAGTATTGAAATTGGCGGCACAACTTCTGTATTAGGTGGCTTAGGAATTGCAGCTGGAACTCGTTACAATACAGAACTAGTTATTGCTCCTCATACAAGTGTACCAGAATACAAAACACGTGATACTAATCCTCGACCAACTGGTTCTTTATGGATCAAAACAACAGAGCCAAATATGGGTGCTGTGTGGAATGTAAAACAATATTCTGCAGATACAAATAGTTGGACAGCATTATCTGCACCAATTTATAGTGGTAGTTCAGCAGCAATCAAAGCACTAGATAGTGTTGGCGGCGGCACAAATATTGCAGTTGGTAGTGTTTATGTAAGATCAAACTTGGCAGAAGACGCTGAACCATTAGCAACTTTTGAATTACTAAGAAGAAATGCAACAGGTTCAACTAAAATTACAAGTGCAGCGATTACAGCAAATAGCTTTGTAGCAGGAAATAACACATTTACAATGGAAGAATCTGTAAAAGGCAGTGCAACTTACAGCACAGCAGTTTCAGTTAGTTTCACAGCAACAAATAGCGCACAAGGCGATGCAGACGCATTAGCTGGTGCTATTAACACTGCTGGTGCAACAAACGTAACAGCAAGTGTTAACAGTAAGCGACAAATTGTAATTGAACATGCATTAGGCGGTGAAATTAGATTTGTTGACGGTGCAAACAATCCGTTAAGTGCTATCTTTACTGTGTTTGATGAAGCAGATAATACAACAACTGCAAACTTATATAATGCACCAGGTACAGATGAAAATACAACACCGAGACAGTACAACGCAAGTAACTGGGCAGGACTAAAGTATACAGCATCTAGTTCAGAGCCAACAACAACACCAGCAGATGGTGCATTGTGGTATAGTAGTGTAATTGATGAAATTGATATTATGATCCATAACGGTACATCATGGGTAGGTTATCATAATTATGATCACACTGGTAATAGCTTAGTAGGCGCAAGCAGCACAAATAACCCGCAAGGTCCAATTGTAGCAGCAGCTAAACCAACTACACAAAGTGATGGTGTAAGTGCGCTAGTCGAAGGTGACATTTGGGTATCAACAGCAGACTTAGAAAACTTTCCATTAGTATACCGTTATGAAAATAACAAATGGGTATTACTTGACAGCACTGATCAAACTACTGAAAACGGTATCTTGTTTGACGATGCACGTTGGAGTACAGATGGCGGTAATGCAACTGCACACGAAATTGGTGCAATTGAAGATATGCTAGTAAGTGATTACTTAGATCCAGATGCTCCAGATCCAGCACTATATCCAAAAGGTATGTTGCTATGGAATCTAAGACGCAGCGGTTTCAATGTTAAACGCTTTGAGCGTGACTACATCGACTTAGAAGGTGAAAATGCTCGTAACGGCGACGATGCAATGGGATCATATTATCCACATCGTTGGGTAACTGAATCAGCAAATAATGCAGATGGTAGTGGTTCGTTTGGACGTAATGCACAGCGTAAAGTTGTAGTACAAGCATTACAAGCAATGGTTAATGGCAACGATGACATTAGAGATGATGAAACTCGTGTGTTTAACTTGATAGCAACACCAGGTTATCCAGAGCTAATTGGCGAAATGATTAACTTAAACTACGATAGAGGTCTAACAGGATTTGTTGTAGGCGATAGTCCAATGAGACTAACACCAACTACAACTGCAATTAGCAATTGGGCAACCAATGTAAACTTAGCAGTTGAAGATAATGACAACGGGTTGGTAAGTAGAGATGAATACCTAGGCGTATATTATCCAAGTGGTTTCAGCAGTGACAATGCAGGAAATAACATTGTTGTTCCAGCATCGCACATGGCACTACGTACTATTGCACTAAGTGACCAAGTTAGCTATCCATGGTTTGCACCAGCAGGTACAAGACGCGGTGGTGTAACTAATGCAAGTGCTACAGGTTATATCAATAGCGAAGGCGAATTTGTTAGTGTTGCACTTAACGAAGGACAACGTGATACACTTTACAGCAACAATGTAAACCCAATCACATTCCTTAACGGTGCAGGACTAGTTGTATTTGGACAAAAAACTCGTGCAAGAAATGCAAGCGCACTTGACAGAGTTAACGTTGCTAGACTTACAGTATATCTACGTAGTCAACTTAAGAAACTTGCAAAACCATATATCTTTGAACCAAATGATAAAATCACACGTGATGAAATCAAACAGCAGGTTGAAAGTTTAATGGTTGAGTTAATTGGCTTAAGAGCTATTTACGATTACCTAGTTGTATGCGACGAAACAAACAACACACCAAACAGAATCGACAGAAACGAACTGTATGTAGATATAGCAATTGAACCAGTTAAGGCAGTAGAATTTATTTACATTCCACTACGTCTTAAAAATACAGGAGAAATTGCAGGTCTATAAATCATAAAGTAGGGTGTTATTAATTTAACACCCTACAATGATAAATACTTGTGAACAGGAGTAATACATGGCAATCTCATCATTATCAAAACTAACAGTACCATTAGCAACCAACGACAGTGCAAGCGCACAAGGTTTGTTAATGCCGAAACTACAGTATCGTTTCCGTGTTACGTTAGAGAACTTTGGTGTATCGACACCAACAACAGAATTAACAAAACAAGTTATGGATGTAACCCGTCCAACACTTACTTTTGAAAATATGGAAATTCCAGTGTACAACAGTAAGATTAATCTTGCTGGTAAGCACACATGGAGCGCATTATCGCTTAACTTGCGTGAAGATGTTAACAACAACGTACAAAAACTTGTTGGTGAACAACTTCAGAAGCAATTTGACTTTATGGAACAAGCAAGTGCAGCATCGGGACAAGATTACAAGTTCCTAACACGCATTGAAATCTTAGACGGTGGTAACGGAGATTTAACACCGGTTGTATTAGAAACTTGGGAATGTTATGGCTGCTACGTTAACGAAGCAAACTATAACACACTAAACTATGCAACAAACGAACCAGTAACAGTATCGTTAAGCATTACTTACGATAACGCAGTACAAACACCAGAAGACACTGGCTTAGGCACAGATGTTGGAAGAACGCTTGGTACAGCAGCTACCGGCGCAGGCTAATAAGCAAATAAGATTGTCAACAACTAAGTGAAGGAGTACAAATTGTGCTCCTTTTCTTTTTATACGCATTTAATTTAAAAGATAAATATTACTATGGCAAATCCGTTTTCAGGTTTTTTTGATAATTTAATCAATGGCGCACTAAGTCCGAAAGGCAATCTTGGTGACTACTCACACGCATCAAAGACTTTTGTCGATGGCAATATGCGTCTTGCTCCAAAATTAAAACATCTTTATCATGTTGTTTTGAATATAAATCCTAGTATAACTACTTCTTCTACATCTGGATTTACAAATACTACACAAAGAGAAATTAATCTATTATGTAAAAGTGTAGATTTACCTAGTTTTTCAATGGCAACAGAAACATTAAATCAATACAATAGAAAAAAAGTAGTCCAAACAAGTGTTAACTATGATCCTATTAACATGGTGTGGCACGACGATAGTGCAGGACTAACAAGTTTCCTATGGAAGAATTACTTCAATTATTATTTCAGCGATGCAAGTCATGTTGCTCAAAATGCTGGTGCACCACTATTAACAGATCCTGCTTATAATCGTAACAATGGATTAAATAGCGGATACGATTCTGGAGCCAATACAATAAACAGATACGGTCTTGATAAACCAGGAAAGAAAGACAACTTCTTTACAAGTATTCAAGTTTTCCAATTACATCCACAAAATGGACAAAGTACAAACACAAGTTTCACTTATATTAATCCTCTTATTGATCAATGGGACCACGACGAAGCAAATGCCGAAGGCTCAGAATTTGCAATTAATAGAATGAGATTTAGTTACGAAGCAGTACTAACTGATAGAGATTATACCAGTGTTGGTATTACTCCTCCAGGCTTTGCAGATTATAGATATGATACTACACCTAGTCCTATTAGTCCAGCCGGCGGCGGCGGTTCTAGTTTCTTTGGAACAGGCGGTGTTCTTGCAGGAGCAAGTAGCACATTAGGCAATTTAGCAGATGGAAACTTACTCGGTGCATTGATAACAGGTGCTAATACAGTACGTAATTCTAGAGGATTAAGTTTAGGCGGACTTGTAAACGAGTTAGTCAACACAGGTGAAGACTTAGTTGTAAATAAAATTGATAACATAAACTTTCCAGATAGTTCATCGGATACTACTACACAAGCTAATCAAAGGTTATTATAATGGAATCATCAACTGGAACAGTTTCTGATACGCAACCAAACAACGATTCGTTGGTATTAACAAAAAAGTATTTTGATAATTATCAAAAAGCTAGAATTAATTATCCTAGTAATCAAGTCGATGCAGTTATAGGATTTTTTGAAAGCAAAGGCTTTGAAAAAACAGCAGCAATTAGTGTAGGTAGTGTAATTCTTCAACAAGCAAAAATAGATCAGATTTCAGTAATGGAACTTATTGATAAGATAAAAACATTTGACAGTGTAAAACTGAACGAACTTGTTGGTGCAATACTAAACAACAATAGAAACAAAAATAGTATTCTAGGATTTAGAGATACTGAAGATAATTCTAAGAATATATATAGCAGGAATATATTAACTTAATGCCGCAATATGCCCAAGGTAAGTTTAATCCAAAAAATCCAGAAAAATATGTAGGAGGCAGAACTCCTACATACAGAAGTAGTTGGGAATTTGCATTTATGCGATTTTGTGACGAACATCCTAGTGTAAGCAAATGGGCTAGTGAAGCAGTTAAGATTCCTTATAGAAACCCGTTTACAGGTAAGCATACAATATATGTACCCGATTTCTTTATAAACTATGTAGATGCAAATGGCAAGTCACATGCAGAACTAATAGAAGTTAAACCTAGTAATCAAATGAGCTTTGAAGCAGCAGGACGTAACAAGCGAAATCAAGCTCATGTTGCTTTAAATAAAGCAAAATGGTCAGCAGCACATGCATATTGTAAACAAAATAACATACGATTTAGAATTGTAAGTGAAAAAGATCTTTTCCATCAAGGTCGTAGAGGATAAATAATAGTAGTATTTAACTAGGTATCACTATGAAAAAACTTGAAGATTTATTAAATTTGCCAGATGCAAGAGAAATGATTGAAGAAGAGCAATCAAAGAAAAAGCCTATTGCTGCTCAAGAAACAACGTTTAGAGAAATTGAAGAACTAGATAAAATTGCAGCAGCTTTACCGCAAGTAAAGGGGCTTGGCGAATTAGCTGATAAAGAACTAAACGAAGTATCAGATAAAGCAATGCAAGCATACGAAGACTTAATGGATCTTGGCATGAATGTTGAAAGCAGATATAGTGGCAG